CCCGCGAATTCTATTACAATTATATAGCTAAGCTACCTCAGAAAAAGACTATACATCTATTTCGTGGTACATTAGTTCACCAGATATTAGAAGACTTGTTTAAGAAACAATTTAAGACTTTACCACAGTGGGAGAAAGGTATTCCGAAATTATGGGTACAAGGTCAGTTTGAAGATGGATGGGAAGAGAAGATAGCCAAACATAAATGGTTATGGGAAGTACATACTTCTGAAGAAATGGATTCTATGTATAAAGAAACCGAAGCGTTACTACAGAACTTCGTTGAATCTGTTAACAAGAAACTAACTGAAATGGTTGATTGGAAGATATTTAAAAATAAACAACAAGCATGGAATGCAGTAGCACCAAAGTATGCTGAAAAGTGGGTTAAGTCCAAAGAGTATGCTATAGTAGGAGTTATTGATGTTGTATGTAATGATTTTGATGGTGGTACTACTCTGTTAGATTATAAGACATCTAAAAGATATGGACCATACTTACCTGAAGAATACTACCGACAACTTATTATTTATGCTTTCTTATATACATTAGAGATGGGTGAGATGCCTAACTTCGTAGGTGTTAATTATCTACGATTTGACGATACCTTTTTTGTAAAGGTTGGTCAGGCTGAACTTGATGAGGCTAGGGACCTTATTAAGATGGTACATGACTGCATAAAGGAACGAGAGGAATATGAAGATAGATATGAACAGAAGCCGCAGAACCTGTGTAAGTGGTGTTCGTTCCACAAATCACAGGGCGGCCCATGTGATGCAGAGATTCCTAAATGGGAACCCACCTTTAAGAAACGTAAAAAAGAGAATTATTCTGATATTGACTCATCATTAAAGAAAGATTTAGATGTAGAGTCCCAATCACAGTTCCCTGACTTTGATTAAGAGTAATCTTTAAATACTAGCGTCATGTAAAATAATACATGGCGCGCGACGATTACGGAGCTATCTCTGTAATTTCTGATGATGAACGTGAAGCATTAGGGATTGGAGGTAGAAGACCAGACGAAGAAGAAGAAGGATTATTCGAAACTCTAGGTAAAGCTGGAGACAAAGTAGCAGAGACTCAGTTTGGAAAGAAACTAGGCTCTATATTTACAGTAATTCTTATAGCATTCTTTGGTGGTGGAGGAGATTTAAGTGCGTTTGAAGACATTTTCGGAGGAGAGGAAGAGCCCATATCAAAGGGTGGATGTATGGACGTTTCAGCTATCAACTTTAAAAAAGATGCTACTTTTGATAATGGTAGTTGTATATTCCCTCCTCCTGTTATTTATGGCTGTACTAACCCCGATGCTGATAATTACAACTCACAAGCTACTCATGATAATGGTAGGTGTCAGTTCCTTGGCGGACCAGTAAATAATGAAACTGGCAACCAGACACAAACTAACGAAACTGTGTATGGGTGTATGGATATAGATGCATTAAACTATAATGAACGAGCTGAGGAAGATGATGGTAGTTGTGAATATGAAGAATACGAATGTACACCTAATGCAACTTATTTTTATAATGGTTTACAATATGGAAACTATTCAAGAGAAGATAACTCTTTAAATATCACAGTGGATATTGATACTGATTGTGACCAAGAAGCTTTACCTGTTATGGTAGGGTATGATGTAGGTCATATTAAAGTAGTAGATAATGAAACAGTGTGGAATGGCTACATGTGGAACGATTACTTCTTTAACGTTACAGGCTGGGAAGGTAACGAATATGTATTAAGTTCTGGAGTTGAATACTTTACAGAACCTTATACAGGTTGGTATATGATATATGCTAATTTGTATGCAGATTGGGGTAGAAATGGTACCTATGAGTATGTAGACTATTTCTTTGTAACCAATATTATTATAGAGGAGGAAGAATGAAAGCACGAGAAATGCTTATTCTTACTAATATGTTAGCTAAAATAATCTCAGAAGTGGATGATATAAAAGAAATGTTAAAGAAGAGTACCTTCGATGATTTCGAAGAGAACTTCGCGGAGGAAGAATGATTAATGTTCCCTTCTACCTTTCTAAAGATTTTAGAATTATTAGCAGTCGCGTGCGCAATTCTAGGTGTTTGGATGGTAGTAATAATGGTAAAAGTTATGACACAAACATATATTCTTCCCAAAAAGAAAAAGGAAAGAAGGCAACCCAAAAAGGAGAAAACAATAATGAGTAAAGAAAAAGGAGAAGGAGTAACCTTCAACGATATTTTTATGTTCATGATTGCTGTACCTTTAGTTTTACTCTGGGTTGGTTTTGCAGGGTTCGTTATACACAGCGGACTTAATGATGCAGCCGTCCTAGAACAAATCGAAGGATATACAACTTTAATAGCAATATTAGGAGGCCCAGCTCTTCTAATTATCAAAGATGCTTTAGATGTATGGAAACAAGAACAAGCTGAGAAGACAGCGTTTTATAAGGTAAAAGCACAAGCTGTTATCGATTACAACGATGCTGCTCAGAAACAAGACCAAATGATTGAAGCTAAAGCACAAGAACAAGAACATAAGATGGAGTCAAAAAAATGATAGAAGAAACACTAAAAGTAAGCAGCTGTTGCTGCGATGATTGTAGCTGCGATTGCAGCTGCTCAAAAGAGGAATAAATATGCCT